AAAGATTTCAACAAGGCCAACAATCAATTGAGCAATTTAGAATATGTAACATCGAAAGAAAACACTCAACATGCTCTTGCTGGAAAGGGAAACTGGGCTGCATGTGGTGAAAAGAATGGCCTAGCAATATTGACAAACAATATTGTTAGTAGAATTAGAAATTTATATAAGCTTGGGCTCTATTCCCAAAAAAAGCTAGCAATAATCTTTGGTACAGACCAGTCGAATATTTCCTATATTGTTAACTATAAAACATGGAGACAAGCTTAAAATGGCAAAAATTATCGTCCCCTATGGAAGCAGAATACTGGTACGAAGGAAGAAGATTTCAGAAACGAAAGGGAAGAGCGCAATATTGTTGCCTGATGATGTGCAGGCAAGGCTTACCGACCTAGCCGTCGTGGTATACGTTCCAGAGGTTAGCTTTGCCGATGAGACGCTGATACATCATAGCGACATTATTATAAACAATTTAGTCAAGAAGGCCGAAGAAGGAAGCTCGGAGGCGCTGAAGGCGTTGCTTGAGTTTAATTATTATCTTAAGATTAAATCTTTGCAGCCAGAGATGACGGTGTTCATCAGCAAGTATTGCGGCACAGACTTTACGCCGACAGGCGAGCTTGAGACTTTAACGCTCTGCAATGCCGACGACATCATGGGAATCGTAAAGGAGATTGATTGATGAACCGTCCGACGATGGTAGTTACTCAATCGCAGAACGGAAAGATATTAGTGGCAAGGGCAGGGAAGAATGTAGGAGACAAGTATGTTTTCAACTGGGAAGAGTATCAGGTATCGTCAATCTACGCAGCCGACCCAGAGTATTGCTGGATTAAACGTGGACAACAGTTCCCAACAGCGAGGAAGGAACGATGAGTGAACCAAAGCTGATTTTGAAGGTTGAGTTGTTGGATGGAAAGGAAATGGTTTGTACGCTCGGAACTGGGCATGAAGGCACTTTGGCGTGGGCATTGCACAAGGCAAGGATAGCTATAGACACTACGATGGTCGAAAATGAAATTAGAGCAGAGCAGAATAAAATTCAGATACCGGTTGGAGTGTTGAATAAGTTACATTAAGGAGCTTTATGGAAGATACAAGCCCCATATTTCCAGTCAATGCCGACGGTCAGAAGGTAGCGACCAACGAGGACATCGTCAAAGAAATAGTAGCCGACAACGAGATAGATTACTACAAGCAACTCAAGAAGAAGAACAAGAACTATCTTGTTGACGGGCTTGACGAGCCTGAGCAGAAGAGGGTGGCTGAATATATCCTCGCCGAGATTGCGAAGGGCGACAAGAAGCACCAAGAGCTTTGCGACAGAATAACCGAGTGGGATGCGATTTCGAGGATGGAACGGAAGCCGGTGATTGGCGACGATGGAGACATGCCGAATTACCGCACGCCCTTTTCTTCCGTAGCACACGAGGTCATTCATGCCAACGAGATGAATGTCATCTTCTCGCCCAAAGACGTAATGAGGGTGATTCCCACCGAACCAAACGACATACCGAAGATTTCCAAGCTTACGACATTCGGCAACTGGTCAATGAAGAACGAACTCGATTTGTTTATCAACACTGACAGGCTGTTCCACAGTTCCGGCAAGAACGGCGAGTGTCCTTACATAGTGCATTGGGTGAAGGAATACGGTACGGAGATTAAGCGCGAGATTTTAATGAACCCCGCCGACCCGAAGGAACCGCTTTACGACCCTGATACCGGCGAGGTGCTCTATCAAGAAAGCGAAGAGCAGAGACTTTTGTACAACGGCCCGAAGCTAGAGGTGTTTTCGCGCAAGGACTACCTTCAGCCAGACGATGCCGTGATGAACGAGCTTCCGCCTTGGGAGGCTAGGATTATAAGGCTAGGCTATGACGACGTGTGGAAAGACATGCTTTCTGGCAAGATGTTCGAAGGTTGCCTGAAGAAGATACGGTCTTGGGGCGAGGCTGAGCAGCCAGAGAACGAGAAGAACGATTATCAGGGCGACCAGATACCAATGGGCGAATGGGAAAAGGAATGTTATGAGTGGTATGGCAGGATGCGAGTAACGATAGTAAAAGAAAAGATGCTGAACAAGATTGAGGCGAAGGACATTAACGAGCTTGAGGATGAGTTCATTGCCATAGTGCACAAGAAGAGCAAGACGCTTCTGTCGTTGCGCAAAAACAAGTTCCCGTTAAAGATGCGGCCTATCGGCATCGACTATTTCGAGCCAGACGACGAAGGCCGCAGGGCAGGGATAGGGATATACGAAAGGCTAGACTCGTTGCAGAAGGCATACGACGCCTTGTACAACCAGTTCATTTTTGGCGTTCAATTATCGAACAACCCAATAGGCTTCTTTACGCCCACCGGCAACATGCGCAACGAGCCTTTAAAGATTAGAAACGGATTTCTGTATCCAACCGCCGACGCTTCGTCAGTAAACATAATCAAGACTCCCATGCCAGACCAGTCGTTGACACTTGCTTTGCAGCTTATCAACCAATGGGGACAGCTGGTCTATGGCATTTCGGATTACGCCGCTGGAATTGAAAGCAGGATAGACCCAGGGGCGCCGGCACGCAAGGCTGCCATTGTCGTTGAGCAGGGCAATGTGAGGATGAACCTTCTTATCAAGCGGAAGAACAACACGCTCAAGGATATTTTTAAGCGATGGTACTTGCTTTATAGGGACAATATGCCGCCAAACAAATTCATGCGCATTGTTGGCGACGATGAGCAGAACCCGTGGAAGTTTGAGTCAATCAAGATTGAGGATTTCGCGTTAAAGTCGTTGCCTGACTTTGAGTTGACAGGGAACGTATTAAGCGCTAACAAGCAGCTGCAGATTAATACCAAGATAGCGGCGTACCAGCTTTTGATTTCCAATCCTTTCTTCTCGCCACAAACGAAGGATGGGTTGCAGGCGCTGCACTCGTTGACCAAATGGCTTATTGACGGGTTGGACGAGGTTGGTCTTTCAAGGTTTATGCCTAAGATGCCTGGTGAGAATATAACTACTCCTGAAGAGGAAAACGCTAGATTTTTACAAGGAGACGATGGAAATCCAGTAGAGGGCGAAGACCATCTCGACCATATCAAGAAGCACACTCTATTCGTTCAGGACAACCTCGTCCCTGAGCAGATAAAGCCGGTGATAGCTCAGCATATAACCAAGCACATCCAGATGCTTCAGCAGCAGATAACGATGCAGGCAGTACAGCAATGGATGCCGCCGGCCAATCCGATGTCGCCTAACCCAATGCAATCGCCGCAAGGAGGGCTCAATGCGTCACAAGCAGGAGTTGGACAAATTGCACCAGGACAGCCTCAAGGCATACTTCCGAAAGGACCAGGAATCGTGGGTGGCCCTGAAGGCCGAACTCGAAATATGTCTTAGCAATGCAAGGGATGCTCTCGAGCATAGGGAATGTTTGAGTCATGAATGGTTTGGTGGAAAGATTGAGGCATTCAAAGAGATTTTGAACTTGGAGGAGCAATATGGCAAATGATTTGTCGCTTGTTCCGACCGAAGAGATGATTAACGAACTGCAAAAGAGGTTCGACCATATTGTGTTTACTGCGCTCAAAATACAGGACAGCAGAAACAATTATATTGCATTGCGCCGGTTCAACGGACACCGGATAGTTTGCATCGGAATCCTCGACCTGATGAAGAAAATAATTCTGGATATCGAGATAGCGTCGAGTGTTCATTTGAAAGGCGAGGTATGATAGAAAGCGAAATACTAGATATCTTAGAGGGCATCCATAGGGAAATTGGGAAAACCGAAAAGATGCTTGAAGAATTGCTAAAGCTAGCTGAACGAATCGGAGGCACAGCGTACGAAAACACCGCTATATTTTTAACTAGATACATTACAGCAATCGAGAGTTGTTTAAGGCTGGGAGGGAGGCTATAGTATGCCATTCGACATGAGTTCAGTAAACAAACACAATAAGGGTCTTAATTTATCACAAAAAAAGAAATGGATACGCCGCGCAAACGCTATTTATAGGACCTGCCTCGCCGATGGGGGCAGCGACAAGACATGCGCTCCGAAGGCGATTAAGATAGCCAATGCGTCGATGAGCAAAGAGGGACGGAGAATCAAATGAACCCACAAAAGGTAGAATGGTATCTCGACGCAATCAAGGAAGAGATTTCGAGACTCAACGACAAGGAGTTTGTCGGCAACGTGGACTTTAAGCTAAACATTAAGTGTGGTGCAATCACAAACATGAATATTGTTTTATCTAAGTCAGTAAAGGAGCAAGTTTTAGTAGCGTAGCTTAACCGGTATCTTCAACCAGAAGCCCGATATAGATTCTTCTTGAATCTTATCGGGTTTTTTATTTAAGGAGGCAATGATGGCAAGAGCAATGGCAATGAAAAGGGCGATGGGGCAAAGACCAAAGCCAAAACTAGCGAAGACAATGAACAAGATGCCTAAGGGGTGTTAGGATGTCGAGAAAG